AATATTATACGGATGGCCGCCACGTGTCCCCAAACCGAGATTGAGGGTTCTAGTATTTAAGTTACCCCAATACACCGATTGTTTGAGACAGTTTTGAGAGAGCTCAATTGGTGTACCCCTTCTTATTACAAAAATGCCACCGCCTAAGAAGTTTAGAGTTCACTCGAAGAACTATTTCCTCACATATCCCCAGTGCTCTCTTACTAAAGAAGAAGCACTTTCCCAAATCAAAAACCTAAAAACGCCAGTGAACAAGAAATTTATCAAGATCTGCAGGGAATTACACGAAGATGGGGAACCTCATCTGCACGTCCTTATCCAGTTCGAGGGGAAATACCAGTGCACGAGTAACAGATTCTTCGATCTGGTGTCCCCAACCAGGTCAGTACATTTCCATCCGAACATTCAGGGAGCTAAATCCAGCTCCGACGTCAAGTCTTACATCGACAAGGACGGAGACACCATTGAATGGGGAGAGTTCCAAATCGACGGCAGATCTGCTCGAGGAGGCAAGCAGTCTGCTAACGACACATATGCCAAGGCGTTAAATGCAGGATCCGCAGAACAAGCTCTGCGCATAATAAAGGAAGAACAACCGCAACATTTCTTCCTTCAGCATCACAATCTCGTCGCTAACGCTACAAGCATATTTAAAAAGCCTCCGGAACCATGGGTTCCTCCGTTTCCCCTTTCCTCGTTCACTAACGTTCCAGAAGAAATGCAAGAATGGGCAGACGATTATTTTGGAAGAGATGCCGCTGCGCGGCCAGAAAGACCAGTGAGTCTCATAGTAGAAGGTGATTCAAGGACAGGGAAGACGATGTGGGCTCGGGCATTAGGCCCACATAATTATTTAAGTGGACACCTAGACTTCAATTCCAGAGTTTTCTCAGACGAAGTGGAATATAACGTCATTGATGACGTCGCACCGCACTATCTAAAGCTAAAGCACTGGAAGGATTTGATAGGCGCCCAAAAAGATTGGCAGTCAAATTGCAAGTACGGAAAGCCAGTCCTGATTAAAGGAGGGATCCCATCAATCGTGCTGTGCAATCCTGGCGAGGGTGCCAGCTATAAAGATTACCTGAACAAAGAGGAAAACACAGCTCTCAGGAACTGGACTTTAAAGAATGCGGTCTTCATCACCTTGCACTCCCCCCTCTATCAAGAAGAAACACAGGGAGGCCAAGAAAAGGGCGGTCAGACGACGCCGCATTGATCTGGAGTGCGGTTGCTCCATATATTTCCACATAGGCTGTACGGGACATGGATTCACGCACAGGGGAACTCATCACTGCACGTCAGGCAGAGAGTGGCGTGTATATCTGGGAGATAGAAAATCCCCTATATTTCGAGATCACGTCGGTTGTGGAGCTCAACAGAGCGAAGAGGTACCGGTTCCAAATACGATTCAACCACAACCTCAGGAAGAAGCTGGGTCTTCTCAAGTGTTGGCTGAACCTGATGATCTGGACACCATCTCACTGGAACAGTACCAGTTTCTACAAGATATTCTGTTCGAGGATTAATCGTTACTTAGATAGATTAGGTGTCATTTGTATTAATAATGTAATTAGGGCTGTGACATACTCCGTCGATACGATGGACATCGAATGTAATGAGCTTCCACATGTAATAAAATTCAAGCTTTATTAATTTAAAATCGAATCATAAAAATAGATCCGAATCTTAAGCGTTGCATACACGGGATTAGAGGCATGTGTACATGCCATGTACAATAACAAAGCGTTCTCCGTATGATTCTCGTACTTGCCAGCCTCCTGGTGGTTGTAGACCACATGATTGTTGACCCTCCAGAAACGCTTGACGATTGCCTGTTCATTGCTGGCATATTGTCCACCTGTCACCTTGCCATAAAACTTATGCATGACCTGGAAACGATCACGGAGATCGTTCTTCACTGTGGCAGTGCTGGGCTCGTTGTCAAACATGTTGAACACCTGGCCAAAGTCCATGGGAGTTCCATACGGTCTACGGTCCCTGACCAGCCAGAACATGACGCTGTTCGTGTGGTTCTTCAGCTTGATATTCTCATCCATCCATATCTTGCCTAGAATATACACAGACTTAACACAGAAACGCTTGCCAACACGGTGGGTGATACCATTTCCACGTGTGACGTCAGATATACACATTACCTTACCGACATGGGATATGTCATGACGCTGTTCGTAAGACTGTACCTTACACGGGCCTTCACATCCCCTTGGAACATCAGGAGTCCTCAGTGTTCGGTAGATCCTGGGCTTCCTGTACATGGGCCTGTTAACCCATTCAGAGGCCCTGTTTAATTTTGGGCCACTGCCTCCACGAGGAGAATAATTCACATTGCGACTAACCTTTGATGTTCCCGCCATCGAGCGCCACGGGGCATCGCGCTTAGGCATTTTGAGTTAAAGGCAGTGGGCCGAGGCTCTTTAATTTATAAAACACACACAACAACTTAGCGCCCAAGTTGTTTAAAATATCTAAGCTCGTCAGGCGCTACATGATTGGTTCGGACGAAAGCGGTACGCTTTAATTTAAATTAAAGGGAGAGAGAGAGCGTACACCGATGCGCGGCCATCCGGT